ACCATCGAACCGACCGAAGAGCAGAACGAGGGTTGAAATGAGCAAACGCTATGTGGTCCGCAAACCATGGGACGGCGAGTACAACCCGGAAACGGTGGAGCTGGACGCGCGTGGCGTCACCCAGAGCGCTCGCGAGTACGACGCATGGCTGGAAGACACCGCATCACCCGGACGAGTGGTGCACGGTGACGGCGGGGCACCCGAAGACCAGACTCTGCTCCGTGACCTGTCGTCGTTCGTCGACGAGCTGAACGCACTGGCGGATGCACTGGTGCAGGCCGAGAAGCTGGCTGCGTCACGCTATCAGCAGATCGAAGAACTCAAGGGCCAAGTTGCGTTTCAGAAAGCGCAGGCAGATGCCTACCTGACAGACAAGCGCATTGTTCAGCAGCAATACGACGCTTTTCGAGTGCAAGTGAAGGAGCCGTCGATGACCGACACCATCGAACCGACCGAAGAGCAAATGCAGGCGGCGAAGAGCTTCGTTCACTCGGAGTTCGGTCTCGCGCCGAGTATTCAGTTCCTGACCCCTCGAATCGCCCGTCTCTTCGCCGAGCGTGAGGCCGCACTGCTGGCATTGGTGCAGCACGCACAGATGTCATCCATGGCTCGTGCCGCCGACCTCGACGCTGCACGCGCGGAGGTTGCGAGTCTTCGCGAGTGCATTAGCCTCGTTGCCGTCGAGGTCGGCGACCCTGAACGGTCGTTGACGCCCGCGTTGGTCGCTGCGCGCGTGCGGTCGCTCCGACTCGGGGCACAGCGCCCATTCCACGGCGAGGCCTCGACCGTCGATAACACCGACCTCGACGCTGCACGCGCGCGGATTGCGGAGCTGGAGGTGCAGGCATCACGTGACGCCGTGAGCTGGGCTGCGCTGAAGGGCCGCGAAAGGGAGCTCGAAGAGCGCGAGGCCGCACACCTCGCCCAAATCAAGGCGCTGCGGGAGATGCTTGTGTCAGCGCCGGGCATGGAGATGCTGACCGCACTTCACGACGTGGAAGGCGAGGGTGCCAAATGAGCGAGCCAACGATCAAGCCGGTGGGCAGACTGTGCCTTGAGTGCGGTCAAACCGGCGATCACTTCTACTCGTGCTCGCACCACATGGCGCCAGATGAGGAGACGTCCCGCGTCGACGTCTTTGAGCGCAGCGATGTCGTCGAGGCAGTCCGCCAAGCGCTGGAGCACTACGAAGTTTTCAGCGATTCGCATCTGGCCGCTGAGTACCTTGTTGACAGGATCACACGATGAAGCTCATGACGACGATCGATGTCACGCTTGGCCGTGGGCAGAACATGCGCGAGCACTATCGTGTGAGGGCGAACAGGGTGAAGGAGGAGCGGGAGGCGACGGCGAGGGCGCTGCCTGCGACGCTGTTCGATGGGTCAACGATGCGCGGCGCGCTCACTGACGACCGAGGCGCACGCGTCACCCTCATGCGCCCCATTGCGCGAATCCCGCTCGACACCGACAACCTCAGCGGCGCGTTCAAGGGTGTTCGTGACGAGGTGGCGGCGTTTTTGGGCGTCGACGACCGCAGCGACCGCATCCACTGGATCTACACGCAGGAGAAGGGCAAGAACCTCAAGCCGACCGTCACGATCGAGGTGATGCCCGTCGCCGACATCGACCCCCAGGTGAAGCGGGTGAGGGAGTTGGAGGCGGAAACCAAGGCGCTGAAGGAATGCCTGCACCGGCTGGCGGTCGACATGGTTTGCTTGTTCGGCATGTCGGTGAAACACGACGCGATTCAAGAGGCCCGCCGCTTGCTGGGCATGGTGACGACGTAAAACGGACTGCGGTTTCGACCGATGATAGACGGCGCTTACATAAGCGCCTTTGTTCGTTTATGCTTGACTGGATGGAGGACATATGAGTGACCGAGCACCCGGGGGGTTGTTCGCAAAAGGGAACAAAGCCGCTGTCGGGGGGAACGGCCGCCCACCGTTGCCCGAATGGTTGAAGGCGAAAGGGCCCGCAGCGCTGCAATACATCTGCGACGTTGTCGAGGGCAACGAGCCCGTCGACAAAAGTGCCGACCGCATCAAGGCGGCGGAGATCATCATCAAGCGCGTGTATGGTGACGTCAGCGTCGAGGTGGACGTGAAGAGCGTTCGGCAGGTGGACCGCTTGAGGGATCTTCTTGCTGGCACGCCTGACGAGGTGGACACCCCGTGAGAAGCATCCGCGTTGACGTCGCTGAACGCCTGCCCAACCTGCTCATGATTCTCAATCAGGAGCAGCAAGGGGCAATCGCGACGTGGCGCATCAACGACGAGCAACGGGAAGTGCTGCGCGCCATCATCGCCAACGAGCGCGTGATCGTGCTCAAGGGCCGGCAGATGGGCGTCAGCACTGTCACCCTGCTAGCTGTGCTTGCGTTCGCCTTGGTGAATCCTGGTGTGCCGTGCGCCATCGTGGCCGACACGCGCGAGAAGGCTCAAGGCCTGCTGGCGCGCCTCGCTGGTTGGTGCGACCAGCTGGGGATCGAGCTTTCCTCGAGGAACAAGGGCAGCATCGAGCTCGACAACGCCGGCGACGATGGGGTGTGCACCGTCATCGATGCGCTGTCTGCCGTGTCGCGCGCAGAAGGTGGCGAGTCGCGTGTGGGCCGCTCGAAGAGCTACGGGTTCATTCACTGTTCCGAGCTCGCCTTCTGGTTGTCGGACCATGCCGTCTTTCGTGGGCTGACCTCGACGGCGCTACCCGGTGCACGCATCGTCGTCGAGTCAACAGCGTCAGCAGCGGACAACCTGTTTCGCTCGTTGTGGAACGGGAATGACGACGGGTGGGCGCGCGTGTTTCTGTCCGTCGAGAGACATGCTGTCTACCGCGCAGACCCCGACACGATCGACGACGAGACATGGGAGTTGTTGCAGTCGGCGAAATACGGGTTTGCTCGACGAGACACCGCCGCATGGTGGTGGAATCGGATGCGCGTAGACTTCGCTGGCGACGAGACTGGCGCCATGCGCGAGTTCCCGCAGCTGCCCGAACACTGCTTCAGCTTCGCCAAAGGCCGCTGGATTCTCCGATACGTCGAGGCGTACCCGCGTGCACAAGGCGAGTGGTACGACGAGGGCCGGCGCTTCAACGGGTGGCACATCTACCGCGAGCACACGGGCAATGAACGCCTGGTGTTCGGCGTGGACGTTGCCGCTGGTGGTGGTGGGGACAGCTCTGCGATCGTGGTGCTCTCGATGCTGACGGGCAACATCGTTGCAACATGGATGTCGTCGACGACCTCGCTGCCTGATTTCGTCGAGGTCATCAAAGACGCGGCGGACCGATGGAAACCAGAGACCATCATCATCGAGAGCAACGGGGTCGGTGTCGGGGTCTACGAGACGATGCGCCAGATGAGCGAGCACCATGTGACCGAGCAGCGCAGTGGCGAAGAGAAACACATGCGCCTGCAGCGGCTCAAGATGGCCATCGAGCAGGGCGTGGTGCACATCGGCCCTGAACTCGTCGCTGAGGTGAAGGCCTCGCGGCTGGAGCCACCGACGGGCCCGCGTGGGCGCCCCAACTACGAGGGGCGCGACGATGCGCTCAACGCGCTGTCGTTTGCGCGCGAGTACTACCTTGATGCCTTGCCGAGCTCGGAGCCGGCGAACCTGTTGCGCCTGGTGGACCCGTACACCATGATCAGCGGACAGCGCCTCACGACGGCGAAGAAGAAAGAGAAGTGGTGACCATGACCCCCAAGCAACTTGCTTTGCTCGAGCAGTGCCACCCCGAGATCCGCGCACGCATGACGGAGATCATCGAGCGCCTTGGTGGGCGCATGGTCCCGATCTCGGCGCACCGTCCACCGTCGGAGCAAGCCAAGCTTTACGAGCGTGGGCGTCGTGTGGTGTGGAGTGGTGACTGGCGCATCTTGAGTGAGTCTGTCGTCGATCGAAAGCGCATCGTCACGCACGCCCCACCGATGCAATCCGCGCACAACTACAAGCCCTCACGCGCCGTGGATTGTGTGCTCAACACTGCCATCGTCGACGTGGGTTTGCGTGAAGGTGTGCGCGATGCGTGGGACACCACGAGCAAGCAGGCTGTCGAGACATGGGCCGAGTATGGGGCGCTCGTCGTCGCGAAGGGGCTTGTGTGGGGTGGTGGTTGGAAGATGCGGGACATGCCCCACGCCGAGCTTGTTGACTTTCGCGGGAAGCAGTGGGATTGAAAACGGGCAGGGCTGTAGCTAAGGGCTTAGCGCTGGTGGACGCACCGGAGACGCTTGGATGAAGGCCAAGCCACCCTGCCCAAATGTCGGCGTACCATCAGCAGATAGATGGACCGGGGGCCAACCCTTCTGGCAGTCGCAGGTGCAATTCCTGCCGTCGACACGGGACGGTGAAAAGCGCGGGCGCAAGCCGGTTTGATCGGACCACGGGAACGCCACCTTGACGGGTGGCGTTTTCTTTTGCACAGTGACGAGGTGCAAGACCCAGAAATCGCCGCTGCTGTTGCCCGTTTTGCCGAACGAGTCGCCACGTTCAGCGGAGAGGCGCCGGACGTCGTCATGATGCCTGCTTCTGTCTATGCGAGGTTTCGCTGGGGGCGCCCTCGCATCGTGCGGTTCACTGCGCCGGCTGACCCGCGTGCTCGCTTGCGCTGGGACAAGAAATAAGGCACCGTGACGAGGTCGTCGGTGGATCTACTTTCACTCTCGACGGTTGACGGGCAGCGCCTCGCTCACATGGTGTGATCGGGGCGCTTCTTCTTTTGTGCACGGCGTGCACGCTTTAAAAAAAACGTGTCCATTTTTTAACGATTTTTGCACACGTCAAAAGAAAAGCCCCACACCATGTGGGGCCTTTCCCGGAACGTTCAAGCTGAGTCTGACCAATCACCGCCACAGTGTTTTCCACACTTCAGCTGCGCGTTGCAGTGGTCTACCCAACGAGGTTGATCTTCGCAAGCACGTGCATCCGGTGGATCGACAGCGGCTCAAGGTTTGGGTGCAGCGGCTCGAGCATCCCGTTGCGCACCACGACGACGTCACCAACGACGACGTCGACAAACGAAGCGGGGTCGATGTCGCCAGCCATGCGGTCGCTACCAACCATCAGCACGCGGTAGGCGAGGCAGTTGACCCCAAGCGTGCCCTTGTTGGCGTCCACCACCTCGACAATGCCGCCTGCCGACGTCTCAGGCCGACGCAGAGGCTCAAGGATCACGGTGTTGGGCGCGCATGCAGTCACCGCGTCGATGTGCAGCCCCGTGCGGTACAGCTCGCGGATGGTGGTTTCGGTGGTGTTCTCGGGGACGGCTTCAGGTGCTGGGCTCACGTCGATGACGCGCACCGTGACGTTCTCCGTGCCGACGGGACTGATGGTATCGCCGACGACACTGGCAAGCTCCCGCTTGTCGATGAAGGTGAAGCGCTTCGCGGGGTCGGTGTTCGTGCTGGTCATGCTGCCTTTGTTGCTGGAGTGGTGAGGATCTGGACGTCGACGCCGACAAGGCGCACGCGACCGAGGGACGTCAAGTAGTTCAGGCACTCATACAGGATTGAGTGGTTGATCTCCTTCTTGACATCCTCAATGCGCGCCAGTCCGTTGGCGTCGGCGTGCTCGGACAGCACCCACAAAACGGTGAGAGGTAGCACCATGCCCGGCTTGAACCTGGCTTCGGCGTACCACCCTCTCGTCGACGTGGGGTGCTGGTACTTGGGGGGCTCTTCAGGGAGTGACTGTTGTCGTTGTGGTGTTTTCATGTGTTCAGCTCCAGCGCACCCAGATGAGTGCGGCACAGCGCGCGGTGACTGCCGCGTCGCTGTTGGCGAACGTTACGATGAACGACGCGCCAGAGAAAGCACCTGGATTCGTGAACGTCTGCGAGAGAGGTCCGCTGTCGATGACCTCAGACAGCGCTGCGGCGCTCGCGGTCAACGTGGAGAAGACGACGCCGCCTTGATCACCGATGGCAGCCGTCACCGTCGTTGCCGTCGCTGCGCTGCGCACCACGGCGAGGTATGCGCGCACGATGGTCCCGACCTGACGCGACGACGAGGCCCCACGACCGAATCGAGGGGAGCGCCGATCGACACTGGTGCCGCTCACAATCGAGTCGACCCACACAAGGATCGGGGTCATGCCCACAGCCGTCGAGAACTTCGCGGCTTCCGTCGTCAGCGCGGAGATGTTGGCGTTGACAGCCTCCGGTGTCACCCCGTCTGTGGTCAGCAGGTTCGGCACGAACGATGGGACAGCGGTTGTGCCTGCAAGAGTCCATCGGTCAATCGCGACATGCAGCACGACGTCCAGCCGTGCCTCGCTG